TCAATATAGTTTTCTAAATTTTCATCAACAATAAATGATATTGTTAAATCTTCATAGTCTAGTTTAGAACCTAACATGGCAATATTTTTAAGTGGTGAACCTATCTCTGCTTCATCTAAAGTAATGCCTGGAATATTTGCTTCCGTAGTAAAATATTCTACTTTAGGTAATTGATTAATTAGAAAACGAAATTGAGTTGGACTTGAATAGTCTAACTTAGTTGGTTGTCTAGTGATTGTATTTGCCATACTTCTATTTATAAGACTTAAATAGAAAAGGGATAGACTTCTCTATCCCAATTCTGTATGTATTTAGAGTTAACTACTTCTTAGCTGAACGAAGACCTAAGTCTACATTTCCAGCATCTTGTAATACATCACCATTGAAAGGTGTACCTTCGTACCCAACTTCTTTGTTGATTCTTGCAGCAATTGATTTTTCTTCATCTGTTGCAAAATGTGTATCCCAAGCAGCTAATCTTTTTCTCATGTACCAATGCCATATAGGTGGTACTAATGCGATAAAGAATACTACAAAGTATCCCCAACCTGTATTTGGACATCCAACATTTTCCAATTCCCAGAAGTGAGTTTCACCTCTGTCATGGTGGTCTGCTTGTCTTCCTATTTCAATAAAGAACCAAGAAGTAAAAGCTGTTGAGTTATCCCAGTTATGTCTGTAATCTATCGGTTGGTCTTTCACACGAATTAATCCGTAATGTTCTAGATAGTTAAGTGCTTCTAGCTCAAAGTTTGAGATTCCCCAAACTGTTGCTAAAACAGCCATTCCTATCCAACCACCAGCTGCAAAGAATAATGCAACTGTTGGCACTGCCATCAGATACCCACGTATCCAACGATTTTGCCAAGAGATAAATGATACACCCATACGAGCAAGTCTTTCTTTTTCCATATTGTATAGAAATTTAGACTGACCTAGATATGAAAGTGGGTAATGACCATAGATTGTTCTACCACGAGGTGCAGTAGCAGGGTCATCTTCACTTGCAAGTTCTAGATGATGGTTGTATACATGAGCGTAACAGAAATGTGCTGAACCAGACAACGCCATCATAGTTCTTGATATTACAAATCCAAATCCTTTAGTATGAGATAACTCATGACCATAGATGATTCCGATTCCAATAAAAATACCAGATGATAATGTTGCACCGATTAAGTTAATCGCTGTTATACCTTCAGACATGACCAACAAGCCAGGTATGATAGTCATGATAACCTCGCCTTCCATTCCACCTAGTGTCATGAAAGTATTTAATCTCCATGCCATTACTAGTTGAAACAGTACAAAGACTGGTAACATGAAGTACATAGTCAAGTTTTGAAAACTTGCCCACCCTAATGAATTACCTTCATTATTGTAGCCTACTCCTGTTGTTTCGAATTTAGTAGCGATATCGACAAGTAAACCTACGAATAGTAAAACTACTCCTAGCCATGCCATTATGCCACCGATTAAGACACCTGTTCCAGCAACTATGATTAACACAGGTGCTAAAAGATATCTAATGTTTAGTAAAAAATTTCCCATTTCGATTTTCTCCTACGAAATAGTTATGCCATTAACTGCCTGTTAATGACTTTCCATATGTTGTACTATAGCTGACATAAGAAACACTTTTAATTTGGAATAAAAATGAGGGATGTCAGTACCAACACATATCTGATTATATTTATAAAGAATAAAACCTTAGTAATCAACCTTTGTCCATCTTTTGTCTAGATTAGAATTTGTTAATATACTAATAATTCTCTATGGAATATAACATCATGTATACACTATACTACATCTAAACAGGTTTTGTCAAGGGTTTGTTCACTTAATTTTAGGCAATAAAAAGGGATTCCGAAGAATCCCAATTCATTTCCTTGTCGAAAGTCAACAATCTTACATTAAGTTTGTAACTTTAACCCTTCTGTAGTACTTGTTAGTATTAGCTGTAATACTTGTATTCTCAGCTGTACCAGCAGCAATCACTCCAGTGTGGAATGGGTTTGCAGCAATACCATAACGAGTCTTAAATCCAATTTTTGGTTGGAAAGTGTTTTCGCCAACTGCACGAACCATTTGTAGTGGTACGTATGGGCAATAGAAAACACCAGCATCATAAGGTGAAGTACCTTTATAACCTACAACGTAGTATTGTGAAGCGGCTACGTTTGCAGAATATGGGTCAACATATACTTTAAACCTTCCGTTCATAACACCAGCAAATGTAGCAGATGTGTCATCAACATTTAAGTTGTTGTTTAGAGCAGGTGTATAATCTAAAACTCCAGCCATTTGAAGTGCAGATGCAACATCAGCAGAACAGATGATTATATTACCTTTTCCTCTACGAGTTTGTTGTCCGATTGCGTTAGCATCTCTTTCCAGAGCGAACATTAAACCTTTGAATTTCTCAACAGACCAACGACCATTTGAGTCAGTATCTAAATCGAAGATACCAGCGGTAGTTGTATTAACTTGAGAACCAGCAACAGCAGAAACATAAATGCTTCTGATTACTTCACGATTTATTTCAGCAAGAATTTCACCAGACAATATATTTGCTAGTTCTGTTTCTGCATCCAAACCATGAATTGCTTTAAGGTCTTGTGCAAGTTCCATTGTATACTCAGCTTTTAGGGCACGAGTTACAGCAGTTACTGTTGTTTTTTCAATACTGAAAGCCATTTCAGCAAATGCATTACCTGATGCATCTCCTAAAGCTTCACCTTGTGCCAATGTCATACCTGTTGGGGCAGTATATTGACCAGCTGATGGGCTGTCATTTAATGCAGATGGGTTAGTACCAGTTTGAGCAGCAGTACCTAAGTCGCCTGCAGCATCATCATTTGCGAAACCAGAATCAGCTTCATTACCAAGTGCCTCAGCACCATCTTGTGAAGCAAATCTTGCTCTCATTGCAAAGATTAATCCAGTTGGACCAGTCATTGGTTGTACACCACATACATCATATGCGATTAAGTTAGGCATTGAACGCCTTACTAGTGAAATTAATATTGGGTCCCAGTTCTCAACATCTGCGCCTGTAGCGTTAGTTGGAGCTGCTTCTCTTAAAAAATTTCTATCTTCTCTTATTGCTTTTTCTTGATTCTCAAGAATTACAGTAGTTACCGCCCTTTTGTACGAATCTTCGATTTTTGGCAAATCGGGATGTGCAAGGACTGGCGACCACTTTTCTTGTAAATTTTCTGTTTGAAACATTTTTAGTTTTCTCCGTTTATTTACTTTTATTTATAATAATTACTTACTTGCACCTTTGACGGCAGTTCCGATTGCTTTTGAATAAGCAGCCATCGAATCTGTAACATCAATGTCCTGTGCAGGGCCAGTTTCTACATTATCTATATTTACAGTAGTTTCCTTAATTGTCTTAGGGAAATAACTTTCTTTTAAAGTATCAAGTTTACCTTTAAAGTCTTCTTCGTTTCCGAAGTCAACATCTTCAGTAAGACCTTTAAACTTTTCAATTTCTGTATCAGCTAAGTCAGAAGAAACTTCTGATATAACTTTATTACGAGTTAAAGAATCATTTCCCTTTTTCAAGTTGATTGATTCATCCAAAGTTTTATTAACTTTTTCTTCTAACTCTGCAATTTTGTCGGACTGTGCTTGTAACACATCATATTTTTCATCAGGGATGTCAACATAATGGTCTTCAAACAGTTGTTTTAATCCAGCAATAAAGTCTTCAGCGATTTCACCTTTTAGACCTCTTTCTACTGCTAGTTCATTTTCTTTCAACCATTCTTCAACAACATAGTTTAGGTATGTATCTACTTTTTCTGTTAATTCAGATTTTATAGAGTTAGTACTTTCTACTATTTCGTTCTCATAGTTTTCTTGTAGTCTTGTAACTTCATCACGTACTTTAGATTTAACTGCTGATTCGAAAACAGTAGCTGCTTTCTTTTTAAAGTCATCAGATAAGTCACCTTCTCCACTCATAAGAGCTTCAACGTGTTCTGTAACATCTATAGTTTTGATTCTTTGTTCTACAGCTTCTTTTTGAAGTGCTTCTTTTTCTTTATCTTCTTCAGAAGATACTTCTTCTGATTTAGACATCATTTCTTTCATTTTGTCGTAAGTGGCTTTGACCATTTCCATAGGCATGTCTTTCATTTCTGTTTCCATGTCCTTCATAGCTTTAATCATTTCCATTTTGTCCATTTCTGCAACTTCTTCTTTTTCAGAAATTACTTCTTGTCCATCTTCTACTTCGACAGAATCTCCAGCCGCTAAAGGTTTAGCAACTTTCTTTTGACCATCATTAGGTGTCATATCACCTTTCATTGGTTTTAATTCTTTTTTCTGTGCAGCATCACCTGATTTCTCAGTTGCTTTTTTACCAGCAGTTGTGCCTGGCCCAGATTTGTCAGAAGGATGTGTGACTGCAGGCCCCATATCTTGTACTTCACCGCCTGGTGTAACACTTGAAGCTTCAGAAGCTTTTAAAGCAGGTTCTGCTTTAGTAGCGCCTTTAGTAGGAGCATCCTGGCCGTTCGCTTCTTCTAGCTCACTTAGGACTTCTGCCTCTAATTCTTCAATAGTTTTATCGATTTCATTTGCCATCGGATATCTCCATTTAAATTTATTATCAAAATTGATAATTTTTTTTGTGTATTAACATTTATTTATACATTATAACAATTTAAGGAACTTTGCAAATTCCAAAGATTCTTCTAATGCACGATTCTTCCGAATTCTAGAATTGATTCTTTCTTTCATTTCTACTAATTCAGACTGTACAAGTGCT